TCTTATCCTCCTTGATCCTATCATAGTCGTCGCGCCATTCATCGATAGAAGGAAGGAAGTATGCTTCCACCCCAAAGATAGGTTTAAATTCTTTTCCCTCGGACTTCATCTTCTGCCAGTGTAAAAACTGATGCGAGAATCCATTCATGTTCCCGTGGTCTGTCAGGGCAAGTGTTTCGCCCCCGTTCTCATAACAAAAATCCATATGTTCATCTGGATATCCGATGGCATCAAAAATAGAGCCTGCTACGCTGTGTGCGTGCAAGCCAACAAAAGGAATCTTTTTTTCGTTCACTTGTTTCTCCCTCGATACATAGTACTAGTGTTCGGACGTTTGGTTCTTTTACCAAGGTCCGATGATATAAATTTAACATAACTTTCCCACGTTGTCAAGTCATAAAAACTATTCATTTCCTGTACCGTTCCAGCTGGGCCGTCACCAAAAACGTCGTCTAATCCATAGCTCAGAGACACTAGACGCTCATCCGGTGGAAGTTTTTCTGTGGGCATCCCTTCGTCCGGTGCTTTCCACACCGACGAATTGGTCGTGATTACATGTTTTGCTCTGCGCCACTCGTCCGAATCTAATACAAAACTCAGCGGCATGCCGTCCTTTACGGTTTTTCCATTATGTGAGAAATAAAACGGTGCGTTCTTACGTAGTAAAGAACGATGTTCCAATACCTCTTTTGGGTCCATCATCCCCATAGGAAAAGAAACATAATACTGGGTGGGCTGTGTCCACCTTGAAAACATGGTCTTAACCCAATAGGCTACATTGCATCCCCAGAGCGCTGACCATGCGTAGTTGTCTACTTTGTCGCGATGCTTGGGATGAATAGGTACATAGTAAATCGGAACCTCCAAATGCTTGGTGTGTCCAAATTTAACAAATGTTCCTCTCTGTATACTATCGATGTCGGTCGCGTACTCCCCGAGGCGGTGTCGCAGGAGCGGTGCGATGTTGTCATTAGCAACAATCCAAATAGAAGTGCAACCCGCGTGCAAGCATTCGTAAACGCTAGCTTCGAGTGCTGTGTAGTTGGGCGCGACCGCCACCAAAGATGCGTCCCATTCCATTCCAAACTCCGCACTCATCCCCGCCACTGGAATAATCCCGGGCATGTTTAGTTTACTCATGAAGAACTATTCGATCGTCCAGGTCATCAAATGGCTTCAATTGAAAAGTATTTTTAATGGTATGACGGAAGGAATGTGTAATCTTTAGACTGCGTCCGTCGGGTTGTTTAATCTCCTCGTGGCTAATGACGCTTGTAGTCAGTATGTCTTTAAAATCTCCCGATGTATTCCTATCTATGCGATTTGATGTAACAAATTCAATCAGATTAACAAAGGCACCCCGGGGTTTGAGTACAATATCTCGACCTACACAGGACCCAGCAGTGATATCAAACATATCATGCACCAAATAATCTGTGATTACTTCCTCCACTCCTAGGCTCCCACAGTTATCCAAATCAAAAAGATGGAGCTGCTTAAAGTTAATAAGGACTTTTGTGTTGCCCTCTGTGACAATCTTAAGTCTACCCTCCTCATTCAATCCAACTGTCTGTACATCAAAAGGGATAGGCAATAAGGATCTCATCCCGAGATCAAAAATCCCCTCGTACCACTTACTTTTGATGTCTTGGCATCCGACAAAGTGATGGAAGGGTCGCTGGTCGCTATTCACAATCAAATGATAGCCGTGCTCTCGTGCAAACGAAACCGCCTCCTCTCGCCATCCAAGGACAATGTGGTCGAAGGTATATTCAAGAGGAGGCAGTTCCATCATAGTACTAGTATAGCACCACTGATTAGTTAGGTCAAGAGATTATTCAGCCAAAATCCCGATTACGTGGTTTTCTTTAATGACCGTGAAGGTCTCGCCGTTGTGTTGGACGTCGCGGAGCATGTGTGCCTCCACAACAAGCTGCAATCCGGTGCCCCAGAGGGTTCCGTTTTCGCCTGAGCAGCTGACTACTTCAACCACCGCGAACGGGTTTTCTACTGCGCGGTAGTCCTGAGGTAACAAGATGCCGCTGTCTTCTGTGTCTGTGTCCTCTATAGCTCGTACTACGAGGTAGTTATTTACTGGTGATAGTGTCATTTACTCTCCAAATCTTCTATTGCCGCCTTGATTGCCTCTTCGGCCAGCACAGAACAATGTATTTTTACAGGAGGTAAGCATAGTTCCTCCACGATGTCTGTATTTTTTATGTCTGCGGCTTCTTTTAGGGTTTTTCCTTTAATCCACTCAGTTGCTAAGGACGATGCCGCGATCGCTGAGCCGCAGCCAAATGTCTTAAATTTAGCATCGCAAATACATCCCTTTTCATCAATCTTAATTTGCAGTTTCATCACGTCCCCGCATTCGGGGGCGCCCACAATACCGGTTCCCACGTTTTTATCTGTTTTATCCAACGACCCTACGTTCTGGGGGTTGTCGAAATGATCTAATACTTTTTTTGAATAAGCCATAATATACTTCCTTTAACTAAATGATGATCCGCAGCCACACGTTGTGTTCGCACGCTTGTTGTTAAATACAAAACCTTTTTGCTGTAGGGTGGACACATAGTCAACACTTGTCTCCTGCAGGATCTCCGCACTATAAGGGTCAACATACACGATGGAGCCGGGGGTGTCAAGCAAAATATCTTCTTCGTCAAATTCGGTTTCTATATTCAGGGCATAGCTCATCCCCGAGCAGCCTCCGCCCTGGACGGCGACGCGCACCATTTCGTTCTCTTCTAGGGCACTCGCAAGTTGCTTAATAGCAGCGTCGGTAAAGGTTAACATTTTATATAACTAGCCACATTTGGCAAAACCACAGTTATTACAGGTAATGCACCCTTCCACATATACTAATCCTTCGGTCTCACACTCGCCACAAGTCTTCTCAGTAGCGGTTTGGCCGTCAGGGATATAATTCTTTAAGATTCTGGCGATACATTTGGCAAAACTAAACATATCACTATCGCGATCTTTTTGTAGTTGTTCCACCACATACTGAATGTTAGCGCCGTGGCGCAGACCAAGTGAAATCATTCGGGTAAACGCTGAGTGGTTAGGGTTATCAAAAACTTTTACAAGATCTTTGATGATTATCGTATCGCCATTCTTTCCAACTTTTAAATCATAAACCGAATTCATAGTCTTACGAGGATTCTTAACTAAAATCCCCTCTACCTTGTCACGAGGAATTTCAATCAAGTTTGAAAGACCTCCCATCACTTCGTAAGGCTTGTCGCCCATTAGTCCCACCACAACAACCCACCTTTCTCCTTTAATAGTGGAGTGATGAATATTACATTGTAGTTCGATCGGACGTTTCGGAGCTGTATTTTGCGGAAACGTATTACTCTCTTCAGATTCTGTAATCAGAACCCCTGAGCGAGAACCCTCTACATAGACAGTCACCCCTTTAAGGCCTTGGCGCCAGGCTTCCATATAAAGATCAGCCACTACTGCAGGCTCGGTCCCCTTGGGAAGATTAATAGTAGAGCTAATACTGTGGTCTATATTTTGTTGAATGACGGACTGTACTGCCACACGTTGTCGCCAGTCTATACTGTTCGACTCTACAAAGAATGCCGGAAGAGGCCCGGGATCTTTGAATGGGTGCCACTCCAACCACGCCTGAACGTTGTGATGATGTACAGTGTATTCTAACCACCGGTCTCCCAGCTCATCTATATGATCTGCCTCTACATCCTGTTCATCATGCGACAGCTTGCGCCGTCGAATGTAAGAGTTTCTAAAAATGGGCTCAAGACCAGAAGAAGTCTGGGACATGATCGACACGGAGCCCGTAGGCGCATTTGTAAGAATAGAAATATTACGACGTCCATGCTTCGCAATCATTTCCTTTAGATCGTCCGGAAGGCGCTGGATAAACTCGTTGTTTTCCTCGATGTTCCAGTCAAATGCTGGAAAGGCGCCACGTTCTTGTGCAAGATACACGCTTTCCTCGTAGGCTGCGTCCCGTAGGGTGCGATAGATTTTCTCAATGATTACAAGGGCTTTGGCGCTATCATATGCAAGATTTAAGCAGGCTAGCGCATCGGCCAATCCATGAGTACCTAAGCCCGTCCGGCGCCCATTAGAAGCCGCCCCATAGAGCTTAGCCCACAACTCTTTTTCGTCTTTAGTGTCAGCTACGCGGGCGATCTTATCCAACTTTTCTAGTTCAAGTTCTACCAAGTCATCAGACAATCGCATACCCACAGACGCAACTTCGCGTAACTTCCCAAAGTCAAACTCTGCATTTTTTTCAAAAGATTTTTTTACGAGACTTTTTAAATTCAAAGAAAGAAGTCTACAGGAATCGTAGGCAGAGAGAGGGATTTCCCCACACGGGTTGGTGGTCTTCGTCTTAAACCCGGGGTATGCATGGGCGGGAAGATTCTTAGTAATGTTGTCCCACATAAGAAGTCCAGGCTCGGCAGTCTTGGTGGCCGACTCAATAATGGTACCCCACAAGGTCGCGGCATCTACCTCAGCTGTGTACTCAGGTTCGTCAGCATCTACCGGAAACTGCAAAGTAAACGTTTCGTTATTTTCCACGGCTTTCATAAAGCTATCGCTTATCTTAACCGAAACATTTGCACCGGTTACCTTAGTAAGGTTGTGTTTCATCTTAACAAATTGTTCAACGTCAGGGTGGCGAATATCCATTGAAATCATCAATGCTCCGCGGCGGCCGTTCTGACCAATCATTCGACAAACATACGAGTAAAAATCAGCGAAAGACCAGGCACCAGTAGTAGAACGAGCAGAATTATTAACAGCGGCCCCCTCGGGACGAAGGCAAGAGATATCAAGCCCAACACCACAGCGACGCTTGAACAAATTAGCAAGGTCTTTGCCGGCATCCATAATAGACGAAACATTGTCCTGCGGATTGTCGACAACCACACAGTTAGACAGGGATACATTAACATAATCATTTCCTATTCCCATCATAGGTGAACCTTGTGGAACAATATATTTAAAATTTTTGAGGAAAGAATATATCTCTGCCTCAGTCAAATGATTAGACTTTCGTGTAATAAACTTATCTTCCATGCGCGCGAACTCTGTGGCCATACGCTTATGCATCGCGTCAGGAGTCTTCTCCATAAAATTGCCCTTCTTATCGCGCAGGCAATACTTAGTCATAAAAACGTTTGTTGCTAACTCGTCGCCATTAAAATATTCAAGAGTGGCCTCTCGCACTTCACTTTCCTCAAACATAGTCTAGCCTCCATTGTTCTTTTTAAACTTTTTGTACTTCTCAACCAAATTTTCTTTTTGTTTCTTAACGCTAACCTCTGCAAGTACGTCTTCTGATGATGGGTCAAGGACCTTAATATAAACATTTGATGTGTCCATGAAAAGAGGGTAGATAAGACCGTCGGGTCCATTACGATTTTTAGCAATGAACAGCCGGCCGCCATTTGTAGCCTTATCCTCTACTGTTCGGGAAATACTAAAAATAAAGTCTGCCACAAAGCACTTATTAAATGCTTCGGAGATTGATTCCATCGTAATAACTTCGGCATTTAACCCGGATCTGTTAGTCTGTGATGCTGTCCACACTGGGCATTTATACTCTGATGCGATGGCACGCAGTTCTTCGTAAATAGACTCCAGCTCGTTTCTTTTCTCCTTAAGATATCGCACCGGACGTAATAAATCTCCATAGTCAATAATAATCAGATCTACATTGACATTACGCATGCGCAACTTTTCTAAATGATTGCGCACAGTTTGTGTGGAAGCGGTCTTAGTGGGGTATTCTTTAATAATAAGTTTTCCCTGGATATCTTGAACTTCTTCGTAAATCTTTTCTTTAAAAGAGATAAGACTCGACAAAGGAATCTTAGTGAGACACGAATCATAACGTGAGGCTACCACCATATCTTGTAATTCCAAAGTATAGTGAACGACAGTCTTCCCTTCTCTAAGCGCTTGGGTACCTAAATGAACCAGCGCCATCGACTTGCCGGCGCCGGTCGGAGCGATAACAACGCCCAACTCTTTTTGTCCCAGTCCTCCCTTACAAATGTCATCGATAAGGTCCCACCCAGTGCTGGACGGGTTGCGAAAGCGTGGCTTAAATCTCTCTTCGAAATCCTTCTTGTAGTCATAGCCCTCGTCGTTGTCCATCCCTAACTTAAGTGAATCATTAATCACCTGAGAGATTTCGTCGAAGGATGAGTTCTGAAGGAGCCCTATAGACTTGACCATCGCCGACTTAAGGTTCTGCTTTTTGCAAAAATCTAATGCGGTGTCCTTGATATATTCAACATCGCTGACCGCGGTCACCTGACTCCTCACATAGTACTCTCGTACTTGTTTAGAGGTCAGTTCGTTCTCATTATCTAACTCTGACCTAAGGATGGTCTTCATAATATCTCGGGAAGGGTGAACCTCGTACTTCTTGCGATAATCAAATACCTTATTTAAGAAGCACTTGAGATAATTCAACTCCAAAAAGTTTACATCTAGTACCTCCTCAATCTGATCAGCAAAAGTGCGATCGTCTAAGATCAACATACATAACTTTTCCTGAAAAGACTTCCCGTATTTTGAAAAGTTTACAGGCTCACTGTTGAATTTCATAGCTTCTTTCATTGTTATTTAACAATACTACTTTCTGAGCGCTTTGTCAAGGCAGATCCGATTCATAGTTGCATGCAAGTCGTCCCAATTAAAGACGCCAAAGCCGTCTTGATTCATCATGCGAATGATCTCAGTTTTGTTGTAATCATATTCAAAATTATCCAGCGCATAATGAACTTTGTCGCGACACTGCAACGACAGCGCCGGAGCATACAGTTGCATCAATTTATAGTTCTCTATAATTACATCTCTATACTCCAAAACGTTCGTGAAAAACTTAGCTTTTGACTCAGTTTGTAAACAACAATCAAAAATCTCCTGTAATGTCACATCCTTATCCTCTCTCAAAAAATTAAAGTTTTTTGAAATACTTTTGAGGCCGGCTCGGGGTACCCCCGCTAGGTTATCAGAAGGGTCCCCAGCAATCGCGCGTGCCATGGCAAAGTTCCGGGGGTGAATATCAAAATCCTCAACGATATTAACCTGAGTATGAACCTTCTTCTGGACGGGGCGAAAGAGAACAGTCTCTCCGTCACACAATTGAAGAAAATCCTTATCGCTGGAGACAATCACTTTCTCCCAGCCATTGTACTGTTCCATTTGTGTCGCATAAGCAATCACATCGTCAGCCTCAACCTCGTCGAAGCGAAGCTGGATGACGGGGAGTTCATTTAGATACTCAATCAATCGAAGCTGTTGCCACACCATATTGGAGCGTTGCTGCTCGTCAGTCATGTCAGTTTGCCGATTGACACGGATGGGCTTTCTTCCTGCCTTATAATTCTTGTTTTGTTCTCGGCGCTTGCGACTTCCGCCGGGGCCATCCCAGATAATCATCACGATGTCAGGCTTAATGTCCCGACAGAGCTTCTGCAAGATGCCTAGGAAGCCCTTCAGGCCCCCGATGGGCTGTCCGTGGACCGAGAGGCTGGGGTTGACGATAAAGGCCCGGTAATAGGCGTTCAGGGCGTCAATGATCATTACTCTTTTCACAGTCTCATTCTCTCAATCTTGCCATGTTCATTAGTATAATAGACGCGACGCACACCCACATGGCGCATGGCTGCTTCGCACATAGGACAAGGCTTGCTAATACGAGCCTCTCCTTCTTTGTTGATCCGGGCGACATATACGTCGGAACCCTGTGTGGTCGAGCGGCTCATCCCGAGGATGGCCCCCAACTCTGCGTGGAGGGTGGCTTCGCCGTGTCCCTCTTTACGAAATCTTGCACCGAAACTACAATGCCGGTGCTTGTTGCAGGAAATACTACGAACGGAACTGCCCTTAACTAGGACGGCTCCGTGCCTAAACTTTCCATAACTTGATTGTTCCGCTACTCTCTTGGCGAACTCTATATATCTCTTGTTCTTCAACTGTAACCCCTAACGTATGAAGCTCCTATGAGTATACCTCACAGGAGCCTCGGTGTCAAGGGTTTTGTTTTATTATACGAGCACAATCAAGATCGTCGTATCTCTCCCACAAACGATATCGATGCCGGAAGGTTGTCTTGTGGTTATAACTCCACTCAATACGATCTTTTAATATATTGCAGGCTGGGCGACGAGGAGGCTCACAGTGTGTGAGCATCAAAAAGAAAAACATTGCAATGTTCGGATCCATAATGGTCCTCTTATTCTTTATCTACGTCGTAGAAATCCTTAGCGCTACCCTCGCGTGTATCAAACTTACGAATGATCTCTTCATCCATAATTTCAAACACCCGGTTCTTGAACTTCTTCTCTTTAAGTTTGTCGGTCCAATGAGCGCTCTGGAACTTCTCTTCAGTTCCGTCCTTGTGGACCAGCGAGAACCATGCGCCTGCTTGTTTTAGATTGTCGGAGCCTTTAATGGCTTCCAGCCAACTCTCTTGGTCCTGAATGCCAACCGCGTCGGTGCCCCATAGAATTTTAAAAGCACAGTTGCGTCCTTGCGTTCCGAAGCGAGACTTCTCAAGCTTGACCTTTACCTCGGAGCCGATGCGAAACCGCGCTTCGTCTTCAATGAAAGCGGACTTGGCCTTACGGCCAGTCAACCAGATGCGAAGAGAATATACATAGTGCATCGCCTTTCCGCCTGGGGTAATGTAGGGTGTCGTCATTGCGACGATGCGGGCGTTCGGTCCCTGTGGGATGTTGGTCTTTAACTGGTTAAGAACCAGGAAGGCTGACTTTGTGTTGGCGATCGGAATAGTCAACTTAGACATTCCCTTTGATAAAATGCGAGCTTTCATTGCCATCGTAGATTGAGGATTGAAATCTCCCTCCACATCTGTAATGGTTGGGGTCATAGCTAGCGAGTCCCAAATGAACAAGGTTCTTTCGGTTCCAGAGTTTAAAACACTCTCAACAGTCTCTAGAACGTGCTCAACAGATTGGGCTTGCACATAGATAAGCTCATCCAAATTGCACCCCGTTCGTTCTAGGAATCCTGGGTCAATCGCTGACTCTGAATCCATATATATCACTGTCATGCCCATCTTCTGGGCGTTGCCTGCTACTTGCGCAGCCATAAAAGATTTACCGGTTGATTCTAATCCTGCAATCTCTGTAAACTTGCCAACAGGCACGCCCCCAAGTTGTCCCCTACAAACAATAGAATCCAGCCAGCGCGAACCGGTTGGAATCCACTCTTTTACTTCAGTTGGATTTGCTTTCTTAAGATTGTGCGCTACATCAAGACCGGATGTTTTGTTGATAAGCGTTCGAAGCCCATCAACTGATATTTTTCCTGCCTTTGATTTGCTCTTAGCCATTTAGTTATTAAGAGTTAGCGTTCCGTTAACAGTTTCAACCGAAACATCAAATCCACTAACCAGAGAATCTGCTGTAGCTAACGAAAAAGTATTCTTCTGATTCTCTAGGTCGTAAAGATCGCCGGCTCGAACTCGAACAGTAGTTGAAATCTCGCACCGACCGCGCTTATAATCATATTGCTCCGTAGAATACTCCACTGAATATTCATTGTCATAAATGGTGCTCACCAGTACATCTGTAAGATATTCCTCAAACCATCCTTCACGATCATACTCATCAAGTGCGCCATTAGAGCGCATTTCGCTTACAATATCAGAATGTTCACTCGGGGTACCCCACTCTGAATAAACGCGTACCCCCGAGGCCAGGAGTCCCGCCAAAAGACTAACGGTATCCGTTTCGGACACCGTCTCTTCCACGTGACTTTCCTTAATGTGCCACACATCTGCTCCCTCGTTATAACTGAGAGTTAAATAATCATCGTCGTCGACGTTTAGTTGCCGTAGCGTATTTACAATATCGCCCATTTTTAAGTTCCTTTTCTATATTAATTTGAGACCCCTGTATCCCCGGGCCTCCCTGCGGCTGGCAGAGTTTAACCTGCGTTCTTGTTCTCTTGAACCTCGAGGCGAAGCTCCTGTGCTAGGGTCTTCACTTCCTGCATTGTCTTACGAACCCGGGTTCCGGCAGCATTGTTTCCGTTGCTGAAGAACTTGTCGTGATCGTCTCGAGTTCCCTCGAGTAGTGCAATCAGTTGTTCTAGACGATTTGTATCAGTAGTCATAACTCTTCCTTTCTAAAGTGAGACACCTGATAACCCTGTGCCTCCCTGTGGGGGGGATTCTTAAAGAGCGCCAAGCTCCGCGAAAGCAGCATCGACGGCGTTAGCTTCGCCGTCTGCGGACTTACCATACTTTTCGGTTTCGCTACTAACCGATTCAGGATCGTCAACTTGTGCATTGACAAACATATCAAGAATAGTCTGTACGTCGTCAGTTGTCTTTCGCTCAAACAAACCAGTAAAATCTGGGATGCTGTCGAGAAGCTCTGCGCACTTATCAGGCGTCAGGTCCTCGCATAGCGGGGACGATCGGCGTCGAGGCACAAGCTTCGTCTGGGGGAAGGAAGCCCCTGGCGGCTTCCCGTAAGTCATCTGAAGGTCGGTGCCGGTTTCGGTGTCGGTGATGTCACCATACTCCGGATTCAGCACGAGAGTCAGAAGATTCTCGTAGGCAGTCTTGCCATATCCCCATACACGCACACCCTTTTCTTCCTCGCCGCGAACCATCACGGGGCTGAAGAAACGCTGTCGCACGAAGAGGGACTTTGCGACCTTCTTGCTGTGCTCATCGTTATTGTCTGCGCCTTCACGCCATAGCTGTGAGGCAAACTCACATACAGGACACTCGTCGCTGTAGTTGCGCTTGGGACATAGAAAACCGCCCTTCTCAACATTGTAGTGAAACCACATTTCCTTGAAGGGGTCTCCGTCCGCTGTTGGAACGATTCTAATAGTCTGGTCGCCGTCTACAGGGCGCCAGAAAGTGTCATTTGAGTTACCGTCTCCACGTAATGACGAGAGCTTGTCTCTCATCTTATCTAAGTTAATACCCATTTTTTATCTCCTTATAGTTGGGTTAAAGTACGATCAGCCAATATCCTGATCGTCTAGTAATTCTTTATATGATTGTACCACAGATGAATACTTAATGCAATAACAATATTTTTGTTCATAGGTGGTTTTAAAGACTCCGTATGAAATATTAATATTTTTCTCTATCTTTGACTTCACGAAATTATTAATCTTCCTAAACAAAGTACCATCATTCTTTAAGTCATCTTCGTTGATACCATAGTAGTATACCACCTCACGAGGGAATGTCAAGTCATAAAACCATTTTTCTTCAGCATCCTCCTCTTCTAAGTCCAGGATCCCAATTGTCGCTATTCGACTGAGGGATGATGGGTCCACAAAACTCCCGATGACCGGCTCTGTGTTCCGAAAAATATTTAGCATGTGGATGGTATTCACAATGCCTTGATTAAGAGTGTCGTAATATCCAATGATAGATATCTCACCAATGCTCTTCTCTAACAACGTGTTATCGACTAGCCAAATTGCTTCAATGAGACCAGATCGAGCATACTCTTGCAAAACATTCCTTACAATCTTTTCTTGCATTTTTTGAACCTCACTGGCCAACGCCAAATCCGGCTGGATGTACACCACAGTTATCTCATTCTCTTTGATCTGTTCTAGAAGCCTCAAAATACCTCCCGATATCTGACCGCTCCCCGCTACAACAACATAAACCTCTTCGTTTGAAAACTTGAGCTTTCTTTTTAGATTGGGGAAATGAGTGTCATAATCTTCATGATTCTTTCTTTTCTTAATCGTGATGTCAGCCTCTTTAACAGTGTCAATAGTATAAGTTTCATACTGAGGAAACTTTGAAAATCCCCTTGCCACATTCGAACCGGCTTTTCCAAGACCCACAATTATCACTCGTCTTCAACCCACTCTAGGATGAACCCCAGATCAAAGCCGCCGTGGCTCACACGCTTTGCGGTCGCTTCCGCTAGAATTGTATGCTCGTGAATACCAAGCCGATGGCAAAGAAAGTTCATTATTTCCATAATGTCGGCAGCTTCTTCGGCGCACGGATTCTCTACAAACTCCATCACTTCTTCTTGCAATTTTCGCATAGAATAATCCTTGAGGCGCTCGCCATGCTCTTGGCGTATGCCAAAGTCCTTTCCCGATTCTTGAATGATCTCTGGAATCCGGTCGCGGACGAGCTTGTGATATAGCTTCTTCTGTTTCATAGTCTCAGTTCCTTCATTTCACCAAGGCTTCTCCCCGCGGAGACGTTAACCTTGAACATATCATACCGCGTCTTCTTGAAGGTGTCAAGCAAATTTAAAATTTCATAGCGATCTTCCTCAGCGAGGTCGATGTACACTGCATCATGAATAAGAAACGAAATGTGGCTTTTTCTCCCCTTCAAAAGTTCATACACTTTATGTGCTTGCTCATGCACCATGTCAATTGTGGTGCTTTGAACGATATAGTTAAGAGCGTGATGCTCGTCTACATTCTCTATTATTCTACCATAATCTGTCTCGATTTTACAGCCATTCCAGTACTTATTTCGCACCAAATCCTTGTTATATAGATGCTCTAAGTCCTTGTTTTTCTTGCTCGAATAGAGCCATGCGAAGGTCTTCTCCTTGGCACGCTCCCGGGTCACTTTGTTGTCAAAAACATTCTTTACATTCCAGTCGTGAATATCATTTTTGGGTTGTTCTTGTCCGGAAAGCGCCAGCAACACCCGCAACTCCGCTGCATTGAAATCAAGCTCCACGAGCCAGTCGTTCTTTGGTTTAATACACGCGCGGAACTCCTTGTTCATCGTAAGGATTGGAAAGCTGTTAGGGTTTGCCGCCAAGCGGCCGGTAACAGTTCCCCATGGGTTATAGTCGCATATGTGCTTCACGGTTTGAAGAGTCCGGTGAAAGTTTTGTCCCTTTACAGAGCTTAAAAGATGACCAATAGCCCCCACATCCACGGTTAAGGGTTGCGAACGAATACTCGAAAGCATCTCCACCAGGTCATACATGAAGTCATAGTTGGCTGGGCGCTGGAGCGTATCAAAAACATGCTGGGTGATCCTGTTTTTAGCCTCCAAGTATTGAAACAAGAAATACTCGGGTACCGCGTCATATAAACAGTTTTCTTCCAGCGATAGACACGCCGTTCTAAAGGCTTTCACACACGCTCTGAGCGTCTTCTTAATCTCCGACCACTCCTGCCTCATGTCTTCGGGACAAACGTCTGTAAGAGTCGCTCCCTGCGTGTAAATGCGGGCAATTTCGTATGCCATCCCGGATAGGTGTGGAGAGTAATCCCACGTTTCCCCTTCCAGCGGAGGCTTGGACCGGGCATTAATCAAATTAGCGGCATAGTAGCCACCACATTCGGTATTTGAATCTAAAACCTGAAACAGCAAAAGTGCTCCCTAATAAAGCTGTTGAGTGATCGACCCAACTGTACTTATTTTACCTGTTCTGATCTGGTTGTCAAGGTTTTTAAATACATTTTCATTTATTAGTGGATAATCAATCCCATAAATATAGTCGCGATAGATTAGGTTAATATATTCTACTACATTTTCAAGTCCGGATAATTCTTTATCTGGACGAAGCTCGTAAATCGCCGCTAGCTCATTTTTGAGCTTCATTGTGATTTGAAATGGCTCTGCTGCCTCCAAGCTGCGTAAATTGAGATACAAATCTGTCATATATTTATCACTAAGTATCTCCTCAATAGCCGTGGGTCCGGGCGCCCGATTATGATTTACTAGATATGACTTATCACATTTGGCTTTATAAACGCGCTTTTCATAAAGCGGGTTGAGTACAATATATTGATTATAGGAATTAAGCAGAAACATCTTCAATATAGGAATGTCAATCATGTGAGCATGTTCATAATAATGATCAAAAAAGTTAGTATCATCCACCGGATCGCCTTCTGAGGTATTATACTGTGCTATATACTTCATAATAGAGTCTGAGAATAAATCAGCCGTAAGAAGCCATGGCATATTTTTATTAACAGTAAACCCGTATTTTTTAGCGCAGCGTATATAAAAGATAAAGTTAGGATCTGAAATATATTTCTCATATTTATACTCGTCACGATCGAAGGGGCCCTGGTCAACAGCCACACACAAGCCCGAGCTAAAAATATCTATAGCGCTAGAAAGAGTATAGTTGGCAAGCGTGATTGGAATCGTGGGGGCCACTTCCTGAAGATATTCAACATATAATTCTGTAAAAGTTCTAAAATCTTTTATCTTGTCCGTAAATCGCGGGTATACCTCGGTAAAAGATTCATAAACTATATTTAGAAATTTCTTATAATGATGAAGAGAGCTATTATGGCCACGTTTAGCGCGCACTTTTGTCATCTTTTTGTTACCAGTAGGATTGGAAACCCCTATTATCGTTGCGTTAGCCATATGTTGGCTAAACGCATCAAAGGCATCCGCCACAAAGTCTAACAGATATACATCTGGTCGTTCTGCATATCTAGGAACTTTAAGGCGATTTTGCTTTAAACTAATAGTGTTTTGTACCCTGTCAATCTTCCCATAGTATTGTTTGTCATACCAAGTATCAAGAGGTGCAAACACGCGAGTAGGATATATCTTTTCTTTATAAAGGAGCCTTTGATAATACATTGCCAACGACGCCAAGCCATTGTGGCCGCCGGGGGCCCTTAAATCGGCCGCTCTAAATTTAATAGGGGGTGCTGCCATATTTTAAATAGTCTCTCTGGCGTCTTTTATGAACTCGGGTTGCTACTGGGCGACGGTGCAGGCCCTGCGGCGCTGCAGCCGCTATTGTCTTCCAGAGGTCGCCCAACGTTGTCTGTGGTGGGCGCCGCTGGCGGGGTAGCCCCGTGGTGGAACTCTATGCCTTCCTGTAAAGCCGTGATCGAGGTCTTAAAAGATGTTTCTGAGACTTCAGACTTCACGCCAGTTACTAAATAATAGCCATGTAGTCCCAGATAGTTCAACTGTTCCCTCGCCGTATTCATCAAAAGAGGACTAACATAAATATATGTGCCGTTCTTATATAAATTGTTGCCCACCATATCAATCGAAACTGAATAAAGTTCTCGGAGCTGCTCCGGGCCGAGGGCGCCATCCTTTTGTATTTTTGCCTCTCGGAGGTAGGGCATGTCTTCCCTCTTGAAGCTAACTTTTTTCAGCAAGCTGCAGGCGGAGCCGATATATTGATGATAGATGCCGCGCTCCAGATCGTCCTTGAAATTGGCTGTCAAGTTACTTGGATTTGTGTCGGTGGATATCAAGATCATTCCCATCCCAACATCTTTAATATCGGCCGCGGCCGTCAAGGCCGCCGACGCCCGGGCGATGGCTTCGATCGAAACACACCCTTTTGATTTTGATAGGGCCGGGGCCTGTCCTTTCTTATTATAAGATATAGGCTGTACATCAAAGCGCTGAAAGAGTTTTAAGTTTTTACCGAAGCAGCGGCCGCGGAGTGCGTTTGTAATTAACTGAGCTGTCATATCTTTAATAAAGTGAAGCAAGTAATAACTGTCGCGATCCTTGTCGATTACGTTCTTGATATACCAGTTCTGGAAGGATCGAATCGAAATGGGGATATCCCCTATATTAATAATTTTATATAACTTAGACAAATTGCGCGAGTTGCCCCCGGTATTCGTTATTGCTTGTTGATAGAAAGAATCACGCAAATCACCACATTGAGCCCACTTGTCAATATTTTCGACAGTGGCAGCAAACTGAGCATCAATAAACTGTGTTTGTGATAAAAAGAAAGAAAAATCGAGGGGTTCTCCTCCATTATTTTCATCTATCTGCAGCAAGATATTATCAATCATATCACCGAGATACATAAAGTTTATCGAGACTAGATCATCTTTCCCTTTCTGGGCTTTTTTATTATCTTTTTTCGTTTTCTTTGCATCTTTCTTGCCTGCTTTGTCTTTTTCAATCTCATCCAGTAATGCGCTTTCATACTCGGACGTTTTACTAACAGGGACGTCGGTGCCAAGCTTCTCGCGGGCACGTGCCATACGATCTTCTTCTGACATTTTAAACTGTTGCTTGGCTTCTAGAAGTTCCGATACCGGAATATCAATGTGATATACTTTATCTGCTTCGTACAGTTTAGCCAACAATTTTCGATATCTTGCAAGCTTATCTGTTTCTTCAAGTTCTTTTATTTCTTCTAAAAGTTCCTCTATTTCTTCCTCATTTTTTTCTTCTTGGTCGGCTTCGACACGGTCCGCGTCCTCCGACTTAAGCTTGTCTAGTTTCTCTCGCTTAGCTGTAATCGTATTCTCGTTCTTGCCGGGTGAAAAAATATCAGAGTTCGGGGCTGTCATGACCCCCGTCAAACTAGCTTGATAATTAACGGTTAACTGTAAGCTGCCGTTTTCTTTAAAATCAATATCGTGACGAGTTTGCTGTAAAAACAGCGAAACGCGCGTTGCCTCGATGGCGTCTTTTAGCGCTTGAGCCCGAGTCATATTATTGTCGGCCGGAGAAGGCTGGCCCAGCTCAGGATAAATCTTTTCAAGATTAGGAGGGGTCGCCCAGCCTGCAACCACTTTAATCCGGAAGTTGGCTCCCGTATACTCGCGGTGTTTAACATCAAGACATGGATTCTTGGGCTTCTTCGACGGACTCGATCCTTTTTTCTTCTTCCTTATGCCCGGCGAGTTAATAATAAGATCTAAAAAGTTTGGTTCTGGTTCTCCATCGGCGCCCAGCGCGCCGGCCTGTGAGGCTTTATCGAAAAAATCGCCCACAGACTGAAACCACACCACCAGGGTGGCTGTTATATTATTGTCCACCTCTTCGGGCTGAACGCCTTCGAGTGCCCAGGAAAAGCTTTTAATACCTGCGCCGGGGACGCGGCCGACTTCCCCGGACATAATGCTTTCAACGTTTTGTTGACTTACAAAGTTAGGGATTTTAAGCGGCGCCTCTTTTCCATTAGGTTTTCCATTTTTGTCATAATCCACACGAGAAATTTTTATATAGGGGACGAGGAGGGCATGGATATCAGGACACAAACTTAATATCTCTTTAACGGCAGCAGTTTGGCCGCCGTGATTTATAATACTGAGAGTATCCCCCGGATCTCCATTTGTATCAACAGTGATGAGTTTTTGATAAGGGCCGGAGAGTTCCTCGTGTTGGTCTTTTAATTTCATTATCCTCTCCAGGAGCACACATTGATAATCAATAGGGTCAAGGGTGACTTTTTCTTCCTCTTCTTCTTCTTCGGCGCTATCGGAGGTTGACCCTTCGCTAGCGCCGGCTGCGGCGGCGCCACCATCGCCAGCAGCTGCCGGGGCTGCATCGCCTGCTGCGCCCGCGGGAGTATCAGCGCCTTCGCCGGCCTGGGCGCCGGAGTCTGCATCGGTTGCATATTCATCTTTGTCCGCGCACGGCTGTTCAATCGCTGTCGCTTCATATATTGCAATCAAATAGTTTTCGGGAGACCCTTCGTCTTTTTCGGTGCTGCTGCCTATAGGGGGCGCACCGCTGGTGAACTGGCCGGAGTGGCGTCCGACCCAGTTAGTATAGACAAACTTCATGGAGTTTTTGAGACTCCCGACTGTTATCGTTGCACACTTAGTTTCTCCATCATAAGGAGGGGTGGTGTTAAGATGTTCTATGAGCTGCCGACGGCCGAAATTATAGGCGCGACGGGGGTTACTGTTCCACGATATCTCATCGCTCCGAGTGTTCGCTGGCCAGCCGATCTCGACCCGCCATCTATCCCCGCCAAGATCGGTGATCTTAGAATCCTTTGAGCCCCTTGAAAACAGGCTCGGGCCCTCCAGATCGCCAGAGGGTTCAACGCCAGAGGGGGCACTCTCGTCGTCGTCTGCAGCGTCGTCATCGCCGGCGGCCGAGTCGTCGTCGTCGTCATCGGCAGCGTCGTCGTCATCGGCAGCGTCGTCGTCTTCTTCCTCTTCGGCGGGAGTCACATCATCAACAGCAACAGACCATACGGCAACAACGGAGCCCGAAGCAACGGAGTCGTCATATGAAGTAACACTATCGTTGGTTACGCCGGATAAACTAAAAGAAGAATCAGAGGTACTGTTTTTATTGTTTACAAAATCCTTAATCTGGCTTTTAGCTGCCAGCTCCAACTCTTCTTTGGTATCCTCGTAGTCGTCCTGATCTGAGAAATCAGGCGCCATTTCGACGGTTGCAACGTATCTGCCCCCTTGTTCAACAACAGCCATTTCTAATCCCTATTATACAATCTCAGAATATTCTCAAGCGGAAGAGGAACAAAGACCATCTCGCCAGTCGTTAAGTCTGCTTCGGTGGGGGTTTTATTAAAAAGGGCAATCACCCACCAATACTGTGCGCTTCCATAATAGTGGATCGCGAGTTTAAAAAAGCGATCGCCAACTTTCCATATATGGCGCTTTCTGGTAACATCCGCAAGTTCGGTTGCGGTTGGGTATCGAAGAGTGGGGGTACTGTAATGGCGCACTCCCTTAATATGTCGCTCCTCAAAAAGCCTATCATAAAGGGGTTCTTGATTAAAAAATATTCTTCTTGTATCGTATCTTGTCGGCATTGTTTCTCCCCTTATTCTAGTATTTCTGTCTCAGTGGCAATCTCTTGCTCTATAAGACGATCATTATCAATGTCGCGAACTTCATCGACCTCGTGCTTAACATAAAAAGCACTTGGAAACTTTCCATCGATTTCTTCATTACCGAAAATATATGTAGGTGCTCCGGCTGGGCCCATTTCTCCCTCCGATAATTGGTTACCGTCATACCAACCAACCAGATGAGTATGAAGAACTGTATACTGCAGCTGCAAATTTAAAACTTTGGGAACATACGCCCGTTTACTTTCAAAATATTGATCATACTGGGTGGTTGTTTCTTCGTCAACGTCGGACGTAACCACAGGTTCCATTCCCCCTCTTGGCAAGAAGCCGCCCATCGAGGCATCTGGATTATATGTGAGGCCGGCCAAATAGCCAATCAGGTTTTTCCCACTCAAAGGGCTGGCTATTAGGTTTGTCCATTTCATACCAATCAGAGGCGCCGCTTTAAGAGTGTTCTGAACGCTTCGGGCTCCTTCTTCATAAACTGGGTATAAAAATTCTATCAACTTATTAACGGCCGCTAAATTAGCCAAGGCTTCGCTGCGATCTCCGGATACCACATCAAAACTTAAATTTATGGCACGCTGCGTATTTTGAAATGTGACAAGAGGATCCATCCGGCCGTAGACCGTTTCGCTCCCCCACGTCGAAGTATATGCATCTGAAAACTCGGTGACCCAACCCTTGAACTTTACAACATTTTGGGTTGGTAAATGAGTAATAATGATCTTAAAGAAATCAGAGCCAGCTAGCCCAGGATCGTAATATTTATTTGGTGCGTTCATTTATCCCTCTCTACTCCAAGCGTGGCGCGCGTATTTTAAATAGAAGCCAGTCCAATTAATCATTACTTCGCCGCATAAGCCCCTATGGGAAGCTCCTCGATAACTTTCTTAACAATATTTTCTATGGGCTCATCTCCTAGATATATCCGCAGCGGCGGCACCTCCGGGGGCGGCATTGGTGTCGGCTGCAGCCGTCCCGGCGGGTTTCGCCGCAAAAGTACCTTCTTTAACAGGTTCGGGCGTAATCGGTTTCGCTGTAATAGTACCTTCTATAACGGCTTCGGGTGTAATCAAAGAATTATTAAACTCAGCCAATGCTTGAAGTTTCTTTACATTTAGAAATAGTAATGCAGCTGCGAACAGCCCGAGGCCCTTGGCCATGTCGCCAAGCGCTGCCCCAAGAAGGACGAGGCCCGGTAGGCCGTCTGCCATAATGCTCATAGACGCAGCCATCTTATCCATACCACTACCAACAAGAAGCATCCCGGTACCTAGAATCATCAAGGCCATCCCAAGTACTGCAATCGGTATAGCTGCCAATCCTAAAATCGGTGCGGCAAAAAGAAGACTCAAAGCTAAAACTCCAAATCCATAGGCGGCCGATATGAGACCTCCAGCTAGTTTTATTAGATTCCCACCCAAAATCCCAAAAGCTCCTCCCAATTCAATAACAAATGCCGGCGGAATCAGAAGCATATTGGTTGTCAGCATCTGCATACCAAGCCCTATAACCATCAGTGCGGCGCCGACGGCCTTTAAAGCCAGCGACCACAGGAAGAGTGGGATAATCGAAAGTGCTATCATAGGAAGTGATATCAACAAAGCGCCGGCCATGGCTACAAACCCAATAGAGGCTAATAGGAGGCCACCTGCAAGGGTCAGCATTGCTATCCCCAGCCTCCCAACTGCCATAGCTAGCTCCATCATCTTATCGGGAGGTATTGTCAGGGCAGCATTCATAAAGAGTGCCATTCCTTTTGCGGCTATCATCATCCCCAATCCCATTACTACTGCCGCCATGGCAATTCCAAGTAAGGGTCCTGTAATTAGCAATAGTGGTATTAGAGCAAATGCAGCACCAATTCCGGCAGCAACCAACCCTACGCCCAACACTATCAAAGAGCCGCTCAGGGCATATAGGGATAATGCCAGCTGGAACATAAGCACCGGCGGGATTTCAGACAGTTTTTCAATAAATAGCCCGAAGGCCCCCACCAGCAACGACAAGCCGTAGGCAGCGAGAGCAATGCCTGCTCCCATAAGTAAGAACGCGACGCCTAGGGCGATCAGGGGGATCGAGACCGGAGTAGCCGCGGCGCCGAGGGCCACTATCGCCGGGATCATGAAGTATAGAATGGCAACAAATCCGCCCATTACGAGCCCTATTGCCAGAACGGCGCCCACAATTTGTCCTCCAGTTAAAACTTGAAAGGATTCAACGAGCTTTGACAGACCCAGCGCAGCAATCGCGATGCCGCCGCCGATCATTAAAATGGCCGCGCCGAATGCAAGCATTTCTTTCCATGTGTCCTTAACCGCTTCGCCAAGCTGTTTGATTCCCTCAGTAAACGACTCCCATCTGCTTGTAGTATCAGGAGCGGGGGGCCCCGGTATTGGGGGCGCAGGAGGAGCGGGGCCTGGCGCCGGGCCCGGTCCTCCAGGAGGTCCCCCGGGCGGGCGCCCAAGGATTCGATCTCTGAGGTTCCCCAGCATCCCTCGTACGCCGCCGCGGTTCGCAACACCTTGTCTGGCTTGTTGAAATTTAATGACGGCCATAGTGAGCGCTGCCAGCGTGGCGACCGCGGTGATGCCTCCCCTCACAAATTTCTGAAACCCTTCTGGCGTATCATTCAACAGCCCTATGAGCCACGAGAACCCCTCGACTATCTTAGCGAAAGGCGTCAACATTACATCCATGGCCGTGATCAAACTATAAAAAGCATTCTTAAGCTTATCCATTACGGCCTGGGCTTCGCGCGCTGTCTCTGCAATCTTCTCTTGATTGCGAATCTCCATCTCTTCGGCCGCGGATAGTTCACCAAACATTCTACGGGCGGTGTCAACGTCGACGCCCAAAGCATCAGCAATTGCCAGTTGTTCGAACTTGTTAAGTTCTGAGTAAGTTTGGCCGGCCATATCCATTGATTGCTTAAGCATATCAATACGTTCTGCTTCTGAAGCATTTAACATATCGATAGAATTAAGGTAGGGGCCGCCTAAAATTGCATTAAGTTTGCCCACCTTCTTTGCGGCGCCATCAAAAGTATCAAAAGCCTTGCCAGATATAGCAACCAACTCAGAAGTAGACAACCCGGTGGCCTTGGATTGCTTTTCTAAATGTTGAAACACCTCAACCACATCTTTACCATAAAAAGCGAGTTGCTTGGAAACTTGATTAAAGTCTTCGAACACTGCTTTGGTGGATTTTCCTAAGCTTTGGGCCGTCGCATGAAGCGTTTCAGTCAGCCCAACCAGTTCGCTCTCGTTAAATCCTAGCGACTTGGTGGCCCGATCGAAGATTTGACCAGAAGTTTGGCTACTAACCCCCAATGCATCTAACGCGACCGTTTGAGCAGTAATAGCCGTTTTTTGATCTTCAGATAAAGTGGTAAAATCGCTATACCCATCATACAGAGCGCCCATAGCTGCTGCGACTTCTTTGTGACCGGCGCCAAAGACGGCTACCTGGTCTCTTGTATTGGAAATCACCTTTCCATATGCCCCCATCGCACCGTCGTCTGCTGCGCCGGTCATGCGCCGGAAAGAAGCAGCCGATGAATCAGTGGCCATCGCAAGATTAAAACTTTCTGCGGCAATCTTTTTAAATACATTGAAGAACGCCTCGCCGGAGGCGATGCTATCGATGGTTGAGGTCGCCCAGCCGTCAAACTCCGCGGCCGTTAAGGGTATTACCCGGGTAAGGTCTTCGGCGGCGCCACCGATACTTAAAAAGCTGTTGGCTAGGTGGCCTGCTTTGGCTTGACCAAGTTCAAATTGTTGGTTAAGTTTTGCTTGAGCTTTGGCGGCGTCGACTTGCGCTTCAGCTAAGTCTTGTAATGCAACCCTTTGTTTCTCGTATACTTCCCAGCTGCGAGCGCCGGCCATCTGCTTGAGAATCTCTAGTTCTTCTCTTTTTCTTTTAAGATACGCTTCTTCTTCTGGGGCCAGTTCCCCCATGGCGCGCTTTTTGTTCGCTAAAACCCGAACTTCATCCTCGGTAGCTTTGCGGCTGGCTTCCGCTTGCTCCTTCGAAGAGGCAAAATCACCTGGAGTTCCTTCAACTGTGCGGGGGGCCCTTCCGCCGGGGCCGGAAGCGGGTGAGCCGCCCTGCGCAGCCGCGAGTTTTTCTAATGATTTTATAAGGGCTTCAAGTTGTGCGTCGGAAACCGCCATTGTTTAACCCCCTAGTTTTTGAACGGCCACCTTAAGCCTGTCTCACCTTCAAATCCGCCAACCGCTCTAGACAGCTCATATTTGCTCATCATCGTGCGCGAGTCTCCGAGACCATATTTCATATAGGCGTCCATATAACGCTTCTCGTTACCAAGGGCCTTCATAAAGGACTCAATTTGAGCTTGTGTACCTTTTATTGTGGTTGGGAAATCAAATCCGGCATGATATAAATCAATAAGCATTTTTCTCACGCTTAACGAAAAGTCCGTGTAAAGACGCTCGTTGAGGATAAGTTCTTTATTGTCTAGATTGATTACTGTTTTTTCCATGCGGACATCCCTCACCAATAAATAGTTATATAAAACAAAAGCCGCTCAAAAGCGAGCGGCTCTTATCTCTTATGTTTTGATTTAGCCCCTTTTTGGGCTGCCTCCATTTGTTCGTTTTGAGTTTCGAACTCCTTAATCAGGCGCCGAACGAACCATCTGCGCAGTTGAGTGGGAAGGTTATAAGCTTCAAATATTGACCACCCACCATGGTGTTTTAATACAAATAACTCTTCATAAACGGCTTCTTGATACTCAGGACTTAGGCCAAAAAAACTCTGCCGTGATCGGCATACCTACTTTCCCCATATGATTACAATTTTCACATTCAAAATCAAAGTTAAGATCCAAATCCGGCACAAGCGTATCATACGTTGCGCGGAGTTCACGTGAAAGGCGCGTGGGGCACTTCTCAACAAATCGTTTTATTTGGGCCCGGTCGGTAATATCATTAACCTGAACCACAATGGCTTCTAGCTGATCAGTGATGTTAGTATCTGGAAGCTTCAGTTTCCGTTTTTTCTCTCGACTAAGGGTAATCCTCTTTTCGTCAGCTCCTATTAAAAGTTTTACTTCAATGCCTAGGCCCTCATATTTCTCAAATGTAATAAGATAGTTTCCATTTTCCAATTGTTCTACCTGCTGAGAGGCTTCTTGTGCTTCTTTGGTTTCAAGCGCAGCAAGATCGAGGGTCGTCTCATTCTGTGTGGTACACGCGGGGCAGGTAATTGTTGTGTTATAATCGGCGCCGAAGCCGGTCATTCGGGCTGCAATCAAAAGAGCGTTTTTGTCACCTATTAAAAGATTGCTAGCTTTAACCTTTTTGTTGACTACTAGTGAATCAATCAATCGATCAAGCGCGATGCCTTTTTTAATCAAAGCCTCTGAAGTAAGGATATCCTCTTCTTTAGCGGTCATGTGTCGAATTTCTACACTCTCCACTCCATGCAGAGGATGGTTTTCCTTGTAGAGCGCACCCTTACTAGGAATGTCCACAAACTCTGTGGGGCTAATGAACGAGAATATATCGTCTGGTTGTTCTGTTTGCTGTCTAAGAGCAGCGGGGGGAGGGATTGGCGCATCAGGCTGGGACGCACCCGTTCTCTCCGAGTTATTTCTTCGTGCCAAAGGTCACCTTCTTTCTGTGTTAGACCCGACTACTGTGCTCCGCGACTGAGAGCGGAGCCTTCAAGTACTGTTTCGCCTAGGTCCGCGTTCGCTTCATTTGCAACGTACGTAGCCCAATCATACCTGATCGTCAGCTCAATATTAAGTAATTCTTCACCACTGTAGTCCAAATCGCCAAACTTAGCATTAGTGATGAAAGGATTGTTTAGTTTCCATGTGCCAATATCTTGACCAAATCCATTAAGCTCAACAATCTCCACAGCACCCAAAGTCGCCAAAGCGGACGCTTTGTTGGGAGTTCCTGGTCCGGGGCCGGGGCCACCGGGGTCTCCGCCACCGCCAAAAAAGGCGTCTTGATCGCCGGGATCAAAGTAGCCAGCTCCATAAAGAGCCCTATAAAGAAGCTCATTGCCATCGGGCTCAACGGCATTGATTAAAGTTGCACTTACGGTTTCCCAGGTAACGGCGCCAGGATAATAATACGTGTTACCAAGAAACTTATGCTCTGTCTCTCCGATAGTATACGCGGGCTTGGTGACAGTCTTAGCTAAGTAACGAATGTCTCCTCCTGCGAGCGTGCTCAAATTTGGAAAATTCAATAGAAATCTATGTTGTCTCCGCGGTTCTGATGATGCTAAGTTCCAAAATGCCATTTTTAAATGTCTCCTGTAAGATCTAGATTAAATAGTGCAGGGAGATTAAAACCTCCCTGCATTTATTTATTAATCGTCGAAAGATGCTCCCGTTCTTGTAATATTGAAATCGATTGCAATAAATTCGATTGCGCGTGTCGGCTTCAAGAAGATCTTCGCATACATAATGTTCCGATCAATCAAGTCTGGAGTCGTTGTGGTGTCGTCAAGTATTACCTTGAAGTCTGAGAGACCGAAGTTACTCTTAACTCCCTGTAAGAAGGGCTCAACTTGTGCCTTGAAGCGGTCCCACGTTACCTTCACATTAGGATCAAAAAGAATGCGCGAAGCAATCTGCGAGATGCGCTTCTTTATGAAAATCATCAGTCGACGCACGTTAATGCGATCAAGTGCCGATGGCGTAACCTGCAGGGTCTTCTGACCAAAGATTACAATACCTTCAGCCGGGAACTTGGCGATGGGGTTAATATTCGCAGCGTAAAGATCATCACGATCCTTTCGGCGCAGATGATGGGCCACATCAACCACTGGGATACCAGCTGAACCTTCCGTTAGTCCGCCGCGGTTGAAGCCAGCCGGCGCAAACCAGACCTGGGTCTTCTTCTGAGAACTTGAGAAAGTGCCCAGAGCCGCCACAGAGGGAGGAGCCCAGATGAAAGAGCCGTTTAGAGTATCTCGTGCGCGAACCCATGGATAGAAAGTGCAGCCATACGAAGAGTTCAGACCTCGCGAGCGCATGTTATTAACAGCGTCGCGAATTGAGCTTTCCGTATTGTTGCGTACCTCGGTCTGGCCGTCTTCTCGTGGTGAGAAACCGCCAGGAAGGTCAATAATCGCCAGTGCATCGGCACGATCTTCGCAAGTACGAAGAAGGTTTGTCGTAAGGCCTTCCTGCTTGAGGCCAGGCATCGTTGCCAGGTTCATTTCAACAACCTCGGGATCTGCGATTGCATCGATGGTGCGACGAATAGTGTTAAAAACATAACTATTCTGATCCGTTGCGCTAGAGTTCAGATATCGAGTGCTGCTATTGAAAGGATCCATCTCATCGACTTCAGTTCCATCGAAGCCGCCATAAAGGGGAACAGTGAATCTGTCATAGCCGGCATCAAGAACGCCGCTAACAGCGCCGTCCACAGCAGTCAGAGACTGTCCTGCGCGGCCGCCACCGGAACCAGCATGGGAACCACTCACCCAAGCTCCAACAGAGCCTGAAACGTCGTCGAGCGTAAACTCAACAGAGCGTTCGCTACCGGCGGGAGAAGCAAACATTGACCCAACAATGCCGCCGCGGGGGCGGAGAAGGTCGATGTTAGAAGGGTCAAACACCGTGCTGCCAGGACCCTTGGCCGTCTGGTACCCAAAATATGCATCCGTATTGTTGCTCAAGCTACCTGCTGAGGCGCTGGCACGCAGTTCGGGAGCGGGATAGAGGACAAGGAAGTTGGCCGGACCGGAAGTGCCGCCGAGAGTTCCCGCGATAAAGACAGATCCGCTACTGGCGGCCGTAAGGCCCGGGTACGAGTATCGATTCGCGTTGCCGGTCGAGCCAGAAATCCAGTTTCCCTTCTCGTCGGTGGCCACCAACTCCTCGTCATCATACTTAACCATTCCTTGGAATCCAAAAGGAACCAGAACAGGATTAGTGATACCAGCATTAACGTCTGAGTTCATCTCAACACGAATATATTTTGAATTATTGTCCCAGTCGCCGGCCTGAATATATCGACGCTCGGTCTCTTCCCAGGTTAGACGCTTATCGCCAATCTTACGGGCAACATAGTTAGAAGAATTGGGATTCAAATCACAGTTGGCAAACATCTCGACCACATTTACAACATTATCAGAATCACTGAGATGTCGGACGACCACAGTAAAGGCGCCATAGTCGGTTGAATTGTTTGTTGAACGCTTGATGTCTTGAATAGAAACTTTAATATTTCTGTTGGTCCAGTCACCGGGCTCTTCGAGGGCCACAATCTTAAAAAGGTTTTGTGGCAGATCTGCGGGGCCCAAACGACAACTAATACTCTGAGGACTTTCCGAGCCCTG